CCGCACGCTGCAGCCCACCGATCCGGTGAGGCTGTTTTTAAATTCTCTCGCCGCGATCATCGTCCAGCAGCGGGTACTTCTGAATCAAACGGCTAAAGCGCGGTATCTCAGGTATGCTTCCAGCGTGCTCCTGGATCACGAAGCAGCTTTTTTTGGTCTGGAGCGGGCAGAGGCATCCGCAGCCATTACCACACTGAGATTCACACTTTCCATCCCTTTGGCATCCGTGACATCAATACCGGCTGGAACGCGGGTAGGCGCTCAGGGTGGCGATGGGGCTCTGTATTTTTCCACGATGGAATACATGGAAATTCCCGCAGGGGCCACAACAGGAACCGTAGTTGCAGAATGCTCGGTAGCCGGCACGACAGGGAATGGATTCCTCCCAGGTCAAATTTCGGTTCTGATCGATCCGTTACCCTTTGTCCAGTCCGTCACGAACCTGACCATCAGTTCAGGCGGAGCGGCAGCTGCTACGGACGAAGCTTTCAAAGAGGTAATTCGATCAGCGCCGGAGTCTTATTCGACAGCCGGACCAAAAGGCTCATATGAATTTTGGGCAAAATCAGCATCCGCCGCCATCGTGGACGTACATGCCTACTCTCCAGAAGAAGGGCACGTAACCGTAATCCCCTTGTTAACGGGCGGTGTTATTCCGGAGCAGGATGTGCTGGACGCGGTGGCTGAAGTGTTTGAAGACCGCGGCATTCGGCCTCTGACAGACTTTGTCACTGTAACGATGCCGACAGCAGAGAGTTATGATACGGAGCTGACCTATTATATTAGCCGGAACCGTTCGGCTGAGGTTACAGCAATCAAGGCAGCGGTTGAAGCGGCAGTAGCGGCTTATCAGCTGTGGCAGCGCAGCAAGCTGGGGCGAGACATTAACCCTTCGGAGCTGATTGCCAGGGTGATGGCAGCGGGAGCGCTGCGCGTGGATCCAGTGGCCCCGGCATATGTTGCCTTGGATTCGACGCAAGTTGCCCAAGAAGGGGAAACCGTGATTACCTATGGGGGGCTAACCGATGATTAAACTTCAGACGGCGAGCCTGATGGATATCCTGCCGGCAAACCTTCAGGCAGATGAAGACCTATCAGCTGCAGCTATGGCTCTTGACGCAGAATTGCAATCCTTAGCGGTGGACATTAGCAATTTAGATTTATTCAGCCGGTTCAATGACTGGACGGATACGGAGGTCGATGAATTGGCCTGGCAGTACCGGCCGCCCTATTATGATCCGGATTTACCTTTGGAGCAGAAACGGTTGCTGGTGAAAAACGCTATTCCATTTCACCGCAAGAAGGGAACGCCGGCAGCGGTTGAGGATCTGATAACCCTGCTGTTCGGAGAAGGGCGCGTAGAAGAATGGTTTGAATACGGTGGGGTGCCTTACCATTTCCAGGTCACAACGAATAACGCAGATGTAACAACCACCCGCGCGGAGGAATTTATCCGCGCAGTAGAATCGGTTAAACGCCTGTCAGCCGTCTTGGACCGAGTCACCATTTCTCAGGCGGAGGAGTTGGGGCTTTACTTCGGCGGACTCATTCAGATGGCTGAGGAATTTTCGATATAAGGAGGGGAATGCCGTGTCCTCATGGGGCGGAATGACACTTACGAATAAAGGGCTGGTTCTGCAGAGTAAGGCGCAGAGCGGAGTTCAATTGAATTACACGAAGGTCGCGGTAGGTGATGGCTCGCTGAGCGGGCAGTCGATTCCAGCGCTGAACGGGCTGATTTCTCAAAAGAAGGTTCTGCCTATTACCAAAATTAAGACCCAGCCGCCGAATAAAGCGGCGGTCAGCACGGTTCTCTCGAATGTGGACGTTACTGTCGGGTTCTTCTTCCGAGAAGTCGGGCTGTTTGCACAGGATCCGGACGTTGGCGAAATTCTTTATGCTTACGCTAATGCCGGAGCCACTGCGGATTACATCGCACCAATCAGTTCAGGGACCATTGAAAAACTGTTCAATATCATCGTAGCTGTGGGAGCTGCCTCCAATATTACCGCTACGATTGATGGTTCGCTTGTTTTCTCGCTGAAAACGGAAGTGGATGCTAAATTCAACCCGAGTAGCGGCCATAAACATACTGGAGCTGCCGGCGACGGTCCGAAAATCACAAGCGAAGGGCTGGCTGCTGGAGCAGTAGGCACGCAGCAGCTCGCCAATAAAGCCGTAACCCTCGCCAAGGTATCGGACGATATCGCTTCAAAGGAATACGTAGACAATAAGTCCACACGGATTGAATTATCCTCCGTCCCTCCAGAAAACCCGGAGGTTGGCTCCATTTGGTTTGATGATAAGGGGGAGGATTATGACATTGGGGATGGACTGATCGTAGGGAATGCGAGTTTTGATGCCTCTACAGATATTTGGTTTGAAGAGATTTAGGGGAGGTATAGATCATGCCGGACATCAATATTCAAATGAAAAACAAGATTGGGGAGACTTGGAACAAACTCTTCCCGAAGACAAAAATCAATTTGGTGGAGGGGCTGCCGGCTAAGCTGGACGATGTAGACAGCAAGTTAACGGCTGCTGCAACCAAGGCAGAAACGGACGCAAAACTCGCTGTCGTTAATGAACAGTTGGCGGATATGGCGACTAACATTACCAACCAAGCAGACTTGATTGCGGCCATAAATCTTAATGTTCCGGTGACGGCGAATATTGGGGTTGTAGTCCCGATCACATCAAACATAACTATTCCAAGTGCCGTAATACTCAAATTTAACAATGGTGGACGGTTGCACGTTAACAGCGGGGTAACAGTTACCATGGATGGATATATTGATGCTGGATACCGTCAAATATTTAGCTTTGAAGACGATACATCGGTCATCACGGTCTCTCCTGCTGCAGTCGCACAGACACAGAGGACAGTGGTTAAAAACACAGTGAGGCTTGCTTGGTTCGGTGCCAAAGGCGATGCAAGTTACAATTCCAATACCAAGGTTATCACTGGTTCCGATGATTCTAAAGCAATTAAGCGTGCACTGGAGTATGCAGCAAGATGCAGCGCCTTATACCCTAACTATGGGGTGTTTAGCACTGTCACTGTTGAGGCGACACCAAACGCTCAATACCGGGTAGGTGGTGATAATCTGCTCGGAAGCCAGATCACAGATACAACCGGTATCGCGATTCGATTTAATGGTAACGGATGCACCTTTTATTATAATCCCGTTCTTTCAACTGATAGTTTCATCGGAAACGCCCGGAAAATATTTCGTCCAGAATATTATGATTTTGGAGTTTACCCGGTTGGGTTTTCGGGGCGGCGAGGTTACTTTTACAACACAAACGGCGGGGACACCTTCACCTCTGCCATCCAAGGAATCTTTAGTAATGTTCAAGTTAACGATGCTTCTGCGATTCTCGCTGGTAGTGCTGGATTCGATGAAATATTCCATATCGAAGGAAATAACTCCGTAGATAATTACACAGTGGAGAAATGCGCATTTATAGGCTGCAATTCAGTTTTTAGAAATAAAAATAAAGAGGCTGTTAATTGGGTATTTGACCGATGTGTAATCTTGTGTGCGACGGATAACGCTGTAGCATTTTGGTATGACGGAGTGTCCTACGGCGGAGTACACATCAGAGATTGCGAAATGACGTTGTACAGTCCGGGAGAGACCTTACTAAAGTATGTGAATGATGGATTTGATGAAACTAGAGCCAAATTTAGGATTACAGGTAGGTTAGAGGTTAGACAACAGTCCCATACGCTGATAGATATGAACTCAGGTTATATTGAAATAGACGGACTAGACATGACATATGGGGCAAACTGGACTCCTAACGCAACTAGCATATCTATTAAGTTGAGCGGTAAAGCCTACGGCGATATTAAGAACTGTGTCTTAAGCGAAAATGTGATTCTTGATGTAGTTGAAACTAATAACATTGAGTATATTAATTCATTGAAATTTGAAAATGTAGGCTTTTATACATCGAATGGGTATCTTTCCAGTTACCCAAACTTGAAGATTAAAAGTCCGAGTGGCGTGTTTGATTATAATGCGTTATTTACTACTAAGTTCACTCACGGAAGAGTACTAATAACATCACCAAGGTACGTTCACACAGGTGCAGGAGCATTTCCTATATCCTATGACAGCTTAAATAGACAGACATTTGATGCTGTACTTGGAGATAAATACACAGGAGGCAAAACGATTGTTCCCCATAATATTTATGCACAGTTGCCTTACCACTCGGTTCTTTCTTCACTGAAGTTCTACTTTCAAGATTTAAATACTAGCAACATCAATCAGGCTCACATAGAGATATTATCAAAAGCTGGGGGTGTGTCTTACAGCGAGATCATTGATTTAAGTTCCTACATCTCGGGATCGGAAATACTCACATCTAAAAGAATATCGATCCAAAAAGAGAATCAGATTGTTGTTGAATTTTACAAGGACAGCACGCTTGTTACTGATGAATCACTAATGCCCAACTCGTGGCTTGAAATGAAATACATGGCTATGAATGGCGCTAGGGAATATAACGGAGGTTTAGTTGGGTCGTTTACGATTTAAAAAGGGGGATTATAGATGGCACTTTTATTTGGCTATAAGTTCAAAATATCTTATGGACTAGGCAAAATGAATTCACTTGAAACGTATAGAAATGTACTTACTGATGTACAAATGGAAGAGTTGATAGCAAGTGCAGAGAAAGAGTTTATTATATCTAACGCTTACTACAAAATTACAAACATAAACGGAAATGGCGATAATTTAAGTATTGAGATATCGGTCTATAGGGATGAATCTAAAGTGAACTGCATTTCGAAAATGAATTATGAGTTTATTCCTGAATTGAACAGTCCATACAACTTTTTGAAGCAGGGATACAAGTATTTAAAGACTTTACCGGAGTTTTCAGAGGCGATTGATGTTTTAGAGTAGGACCAAACTGCGTACTAGTGTGTATCAGTGTGTATTGATAATCACCCGTGGATATTGGACAATATTGGTATCCACAGGAGGTGATGATGCTGGCTACATCGAGACACAACATCACGCTTGATCCGGCAGTTTACGAAGAGTTTTGTAAATATGCCGGCAAGAAGGGTATCAAGATTTCAACTTGGATTAATCAGCAGATGAAGGAGTTCATCGAAGAAGAGAAAATGCTTGAGGAATACCGCAAGAAGCGCCTGTAAAGGGCGCTATTTTTATTGCGCAGTAGTGGATATTAACCTTTAAAAGTACCCAGAAATGCTGATATATCAACGTTTATGGATATGTCCGGTACACGGACCATACTGCGTACTACTGACAACCGAATATAGTCATAAAAAAGAGCCTGCCGGATTACTCCAGCGGCTCTTTTTCCAATTTCAAAACATCTAATATTCCACACTCCAACACTTTGCAAATCTTAGCCAAGTTATCTAGGGGGAGGCGACTTGTTTGATTGTGAACCATTTCGTGTATCGATGGAGGGCGGATTCCGGTTAGGCGAGAAAGTTCCCGCTGTGACATCCCCCGTTCCTCAAGCAGCTGATCAAGGGTTATTAGTACTCTCATAAGTACCTCCTAATAGTGTTACGTTTAAATTAACACTTTTCTATTGCTACGTAAAGCGTAATGGTATACAATTACGTTAAACGTAACACTAGGAGGCGCTGCGAGTGATTAATGCAAGCGAACAACTGCTATCCGATGTCGTTGCCGTCATATACGAAACATTTCCAGACCTGAACGCGGAGCGGACTAAGTCTTCCCTCTCTGCAATCGTTGCAAAATATCATGTTCAAAAAATAGAAGAAGACGAGCCGCATCCAGATGGTGAAGAGAAGATCAAAATGTTTTTGTCGTCCAAACGCTTAGAAGGGCTCAGCCCGTTGACGCTAGACGGATATGCCCTGGACCTACACATATTTTTCCGCCATGTCCGCAAGCGCACTGACGCTGTCACAGCGGCTGATATCCGGGCGTATCTCGGGCAATTCAATCACCTAAAGATGAGTACGATCGGAAAGAAGCTGTCTGTACTTAAAAGCTTCTTCGGCTGGCTTGCAGGGGAGGAGATTATTTCCCGTGACCCATCCGCAAAGCTAAAAACGCCGAAGCTGGAGAAGCGACTGCCGAAGGCCCTGACAATCCCTGAGCTGGAGATGCTGCGGGAAGCCTGCAAGACGGTCCGGCAGCGGGCCTTTATTGAAATTATGTACGCGACCGGCTGCCGGCTTTCAGAGGTGTATGGGATGGACCGGGACTCTATCAATCAGCAGTCCATGAGCTGCCGAGTAATCGGCAAAGGAAATAAAGAGCGTGAGGTCTATTTCTCCTTCAAGGCAATGTACCACTTGAACAAATACTTGAAGTCTCGAAATGACGATTGCGAAGCGCTTATGGTCACAGAGCGAAAGCCACACCGCCGCCTAACTAAACGGGGCATACAGCGGGAGATAGCCGTTATAGCCCGTGCAGCTGGCCTGCTGGACAAGGTGAGCCCGCACGTCCTGCGTCACACCTTCGCTACACTCACGCTTAACAATGGCGCAGAACTGGTAGCTGTTCAGGAGCTCATGGGACATTCAGACCCACAAACGACGCTTCGCTATGCTCGGATTACAGAGGAGCGGAAGCGGGAGCAGCATAAACGATATTTGGTTCAATAAGGAGGTCGCCGCATTATGGCAAGAAACGTCATGTTAAGAAGATGGTTCGGAACGGATTACGAAGAAATCCACCCCATCACTAAGGCAAAGAATGTGTTTGCTACAAATGACAAGTCAATGGAAGAAATGGTCCGGGATCGGCTTTCCTATGGCGTTGCTTCTGGCTCCGCCTCTGCATTAACCGTCACTCTAAATCCGGTCCCGGTAGATCTTGAAGCTGGATTCCGGTTGACGATCAAAGTAAATAACGGAGGTTCTGGGCAAACGCTGAATGTCAATGGCATCGGAGCCAAGGCGGTGAAGAAAGCTAATGGCAGCCCGGCCGCGATGGTGGCAGGCGGAGTCTATTCGCTTGTCTACGATGGAACGGCTTTTATCTTACAGGGTGAAGGAGGTGGTGAAGGAACGGCGGTGGCCGGAGACATCCGGGCCGGCAAGACAGCCGAGACAAGCGCCGGGGCAGTAACGGGAACGCTGGCCGTGCGAACCGGTGGCAATGTGACACCGGGCCAGTCTGCAATCACAAAGGCTGCAGGGATCTATGATACAGATATTGTAGTCGCAGCTGTGCCGGTTCCAGCCAACAAGGTACTCTCTGATACAACGATTGCCGGAGTGGTAGGGAGTGTGCCTATCATCACATCTGGAGAAGACCCGCCCCAGGGAGTAGGGAAGTGGGGCGACGGGTCTCTCGCGGTTTATCCCCGGGAGGGCTATCGCAAAGGTGGATCTGGAGCGGGAGAAATCAAAGTCACGCCGGCGCTGCTTCAGTCAGTTGAAGGAGATATGCAAGCAGCCAATATACGTAACGGCGTTGAAATATTCGGCATAACCGGATCGTTAGTCGATAGGAGAGAAGCACGGGGCTCTTTATATATAGACGCTAATGGCTATGGTCAAGTTACAGGATTAAGCTTTACTCCTTCCTTCATATGCTATCACGGTACCAACGTTGAGTCGGGGATAGGATACAAGGATGCTTATATAGGGGCCGATATGTATTTAAGATATCCGGGAATGTGGCAAAACTACACAATTACTATCATAGCAGGAGGGTTCACTGTTCAAGGCGGAGTGGCTGGAAGTGAGCAAATTGTAAAATCCGGGTACTATTCTTACTACGCCATAGGAACAGTATAATCTCAACTACTTTAGGAGGTGTGATATGGAAATCGGAGCGAGAATCTATTATGAATTAGCTACTGGAAATGTGATCTTAAACACCGGAGAACGTGCCGGAGACGTTGTTGAGACTACACGAGAGCAGGACTTTGAATCCTACAAGGCACTCATTGAGCGGGTACCGGAATCAGTAGGTATGCTTGAGCTGGAGTATGGACAATTTGCCGAGGACTTCGCTGCTTCTAATGGATACCGGGTTAATTTGGATTCAGAAGAGTTGGAGTTCAGTTATGTAGATCCGGACGATCCGGGAGAGCCCGCATTCCAGCCGCCATTGTCAGCCAGGGTATTAACGGTTGAAACTGAAAGCGCAGGTATGGCGCTGGAACTTGCATTGACTCAAGCGCGTTTGGATCAGGCAGAGCAAGAACAGGCTGCACTGATTCTGAACCTTGTGGAAGGAGGTGTGCTTTAATGGACTGGTATGCATTGATTAAGCGCCATTTCGATGCTGGGCGTTATACCACGGAACAGGTTCAAGTTTTCGTCACTGCTAAAAAAATAACGGCTGAACAGGCCGAACAAATTACAGGAGGCGCCGAATAGCAGGCGTCTTTTCTTTTGCCCTGGTCGCCAGGGATGAATACATCAGAGAGAGGGGAGCGGGGGAATGGAGGCGGAGCGAATTTCCGATTTAGAGAGAATATTGCCACTGGTTGAAAAGTATGGACTTTCCGTTGTACTGCTGTTCCTGTTTCTCCTATTTGCCTATATGCAGTGGCGAGCTGTAGCTACTGGCAAACTGGTGCCGCGCGAAATGCTGGACCGAGCCTTGCAGGATAACGACCACCTGCAGGAGATCCTAGACAGTGAGCGGAAGGCGTTCATGATGCCGACACTTGAAGTGCTGCAGAGACTGAAGATCGATCACAATGCCGTAAATCCTGAAAATACCGAGGACAGGGGTGGATAACCGTGTTGATTAAGTGGATTCACCGTTTATTCCCCCGGCACGGCGAATTAGATAAAGAGATCAGCCAAGCATCGCGCCGGGTAGCCCTATCGATAGATAGGTACAAAAATATGTCGCAAGAGATACAAGCCGAGATTGAGCGTAATCGCTTCGCAAAGTATCTCGTGTACGATAAGGGGGATCATCATCATGGGGTTCATTGATATTCTGCTGCTGGCGCTGTACGTCATTGCTATTGTGTCGGCAGTATACATCATATTCAAGCATAGGAGTTATTTCCACGAAAGATTCCGTAAAGGCGTTGTCAGTGTCTTCATGCTGGTGATGCTTTTTTTCTTGGCCGCCTATACGTTCAAAATGCTGATCGTGCTTCTGATCCGGGCTTCAACTGTCTTCGGATTTGCAAGTCCTGAACTGTCCGAGTGGCTGCTACAAGGCTGGGCCATCGCTCAGATCGGCACAACAGCGGGGCTTATTGCTCTGGCTTGGCTGACGCACTCCGGCCGGTATGACCAATATGCGAAGCTATACTGGTTTGACAAGAAAATTGAAGAGGAGGCGAAACGCGATGCTGACGCTTGACCAGGTAAAGCTTAAATCAGAGGCGAAGCTGTCCGGGCTGCAGCCGGTTATTGCTGCGGCAATGATTGCGCTGATAACAGGCTGCTATAACCGCGGGGTGTATATCATCATCACCCAAGGATTCCGGACATTTCCGGAGCAGGATAACCTGTATGCCAAAGGTCGGACCGCCCAGCAGC